CGCGAGATTGCCAGGCTGCAGAAAAGGTTGTCTAAATGACGAAAGCTGAACTCAAAGAACGGTTGGACGCAGCGCGGGCCGATCTAGACGCTGCCTATTGGGTTGCGTGGATAGCTGCCGGCGCTGCCGACGCTGCCGACGCTGCCGACGCCTACGCCGCCGCCGCCGCCCTAGCCGCCTCCGCCCGTGCTGCCTACCTCGACGCCTATGAGGCTTACGAAAGCGCAGATGACGATGACGACGAAAGCTGAACTCAAGGAAAGGTTGGAGGAGGCGTGGGCAGTCTACGACGCCGCCGCCAACGCCTACTACGACGCCGACTCCGCCGACTCCGCCTCCTACTACGACGCCCGTGCCTCCTACTACGACGCCGCCTACGCCTACGTTGATGCCCTCGACGCCTACCGCGAGGCCCTCAAGGCCCTCGACGCCCATGAAAGCGTAGACGATGACAAAAACTAAATGCCACTCATCCTCGAATAGTGCTTGCGCGACGATATGAGAGAGCTATAGTAAATACATGACAACGACAACGACGAACACCGACCGCACTGGATACGACCTACTGAACTACTCTGACGCAGAGTACATCCGCCCCGCCACAAAGGAGGAGTATGAGGCATCTATCGCACAGGCCCAGGTCGACGGTGGCGGCGGCGTCATCCGAATCGATGGCCTCAGCTGCTACGCGGTCGAGTCATGACCAAAGCTGAACTCAGGGCTAGGGTGGACAAGGCGAGGGCCGATTTAGACGCTGCCTACGTCGCCTACGGGACCGCCCGCGACGCCGTCGACGAAGCCGATGCAGCCCTCGCTTACGACGACGCCGACGTCGCCTACGACGCCGCCCTCGAGGCTTACGAAAGTGCAGACGATGACGACGAGTACGCTAGCCTAAGTGACGCGGAGCTGGCGCGGCGGATGACTACACAGACACTGTAGGAGAAATGACCGACTACGATAGGAAAGCAGACGATGACGAAAGTTCACTTGCCTAGCCTAAAATCCGAGCTAGGGTATACCTATGACCCGCTCGCTGATTCTCCTGCTCCTCGTTCTGACCTCCTCCTGCGCACCGGAGGGCCCTCCTGAGGGACTGCGGCCCTGGGGGGCCACTCCTGCTGAGGTGGTCATCCAAAGTCGATGGGAGGCAGAGATAGGCCCCTTCCCGGCCGTCCAGGTCTGGGAGACCACACAGGACCAGGGCTGGTGCCCCAACGACGCAGGACATAAGCTGTCGGGGTGCTGGCTGGAGGTGCAATTCTCTGAGGGCCGGCAGAACTGGATTGAGATTTATCCGGATACCCACGGCGACCATTTGGTGGGAACTCTGCTCCATGAGCTCGGCCACCGCATCGGCCTCGGCCACCATGAGGACGGAATTATGGCCGAGGCCGCACCTCATCGGGACTGGCTGACAGACGAGGAGATTGAGATGTTCCAAGCCTTGACGCAATCACCTGAGTGAGGCATACCAGAAAGCGAAAACTTGCCACGCTTCCCCTAGCGTGACCCGAGCGCCCCTTCTACCCTGAAGCGCGTTCGCCCCGTGGAGACGAACGCTCCACGGGGCACTTTTTTGTCCTCCGATTCCATGTTTGACAAGAACCTGGAGAGTTTGGTAAACTACTCCCCGAGTGTTTAACGGAATTTCCATATCTCCCCAAAACGTGCTCGGCGCGCCGGCGTGGACCCCTGGCGTTCTATCGCCTGCGTGGTGGCATCGCGACGACGACCCCGCACGTGTCATCAACACCACCCCCGACCCGGATACCTACCGCTCGACGCCTAACCGCGGCAGCATCGGAGGGCTGCGGGACCAAGCGGTAGAGGCTGCCCAGCCCGAACTGAGCTCGCTGAATGGGCTACCGACAGCAATTGGGCTTGGCGGATCGAGCGGGGAGAGCTGGCCGTCTGACCAGGCGGCCTCTAACTTTCGGTTTTTGCATGACGGGTCTGGGATGTCGGCGATGTTGGTGTTCCGCCTAGCGAGTCTGGCGGGCACGCGCTGGCTACTAGCTACCCACTCAGGGTCTGCCACCGTCGGCATGGGCGTGTACAGTACTGCGGGCAGTCTGTTCACTAATATCTCCAACGGGACGACTCAGGTGGTGCTGCAATTTATCGCCGGGCTGGTGGTTGACACCACCTACATACTCCGACTCCACTACAGCACGGCCGCTAGCCCACAGTTCTCGATGCAGCTTGATGAAGGCACACCGGTGACGGCGTCGGAGGCGGCGACGCCAGCAGCAGGGGACCCGGGCGGAGCGCTGACGATGCTGAATCGGACGCCGGCAATTTCCAACCTGGGCATCTCGGGGTCCGTCTCGGAAGCGGTGATGCTGTCTCGGGTGTATACGTCGGCGGAAGAAGCGGTGATGTACGACTACCTAGGAAGGTGGCGTTGATGCCCCTAGCACTAGACGGCGACGACGCCATAGAGATCCAACTCCTGCTTCGCAAAAAACGTGGATACCCCAACTACATGGCTGAGGACGCCGTGCGCCCCAATGACGACGGTGTCATCTGGGTGGATAGCGGGTGCCGCGGCATCGCCGACGACGTCCGCAACGGGCTTCTCACCGGGCAGGAGCGGGGTCGTGTGATCTCCTTGATGGCGCGGGCGCAAGAACGACCTCGGCCTGACCCACCAGGGCTCCAAAATAAACCGGTTGACAGGCCTTCCAGGAATTGAGAAAATAAGGACTCATGGTTCTTCGCTACGATGTATCCGCGCTCCCGCAGGTGACCTACACAGGCGCCGGAGCTCTCCGTGTGCCGGGTCGAGTCGCCCGTACCGGGGTTCAATCCTATTACCGTCCCGACGGAACTTGTGTCCGGGAGTACCGCCCGGAGGAAGAGGTTCTGGAAGCCAAATCCCTGGCCTCTCTCGCGGGCGTGCCCGTCACGGTCGGTCATCCAGGTCTCGTTTCCCCACAGACCTGGAAGAAAGATGGCGCGGGATGGGTCTCAGATCGGGAGCCTGAGCCCGAGGTAATCGAAGGTGAGACCTACATAGGCGCTCAACTCCTCGTTCAGGAGGCCGACGTCATTTCCAAGATCACGGCAACCCAGGAATTACGCGAAATCAGCGCCGGGTACACCTGTGATCACGATGAGACGCCTGGGGTGACCCCGACCGGTGTCCCGTATGACCGGATTCAACGAAATATCCGATTCAACCACGTTGCTCTGCTGCCAAAAGGGCAGGCCAGGGCCGGACAACATGCCACTTTGCGGCTGGACTCAGCCGACAACCTCAAGATTCCCGGGCAAGCGCCCAATTCCACATCCAAGGAAAACATGGAAAAGCACGAAGCCGAATTGAAGGCACTCCAAGACAAGGTAGACGCCGTCACGGCTGAGCGTGATGGGCTCCAAGCAAGGTGCGATGCGGCTGACGCCGCCCGCGCCAAGGCTGACGCCGAGCTCCCAGGCCTGGTGGCCGATGCCGTGGATCTACGAGTCCGCGCTGGCAAGATTCTGGGCGCAGAGTACGACTTTGGCACCAAGAGCGCGAAGCGAGTACGCCTCGACACGCTGGCCAAGCTCGAGATTAAGCTCGACGAGAAGAGCGTAGAGAGCGACGCCTATGTGTCCGCTCGATTCGACACGGAACTCGCTCACATCGTTGAGGCGGCCAAGCCGACTGACCACGGAGTCAAGAGCGGCAATAAGGGCATCGTAGAAGATGTAGACGGCCAGAAAGCCGTCGCTAAAACCCTAGCCTCGGCGTTCAAGCTGGGCGCAGTGAGGAGCGCGTAATGGCCGTCCAAGAAGTCATCACCACCCGTCTCGTGGGGTACCCCGCAGACACCAACGCCCGCCCCTTGGTCAACGGCCTTGCGGACGGCGATCAAGAGGCTGGTCTGGTCGTCATCCGTGACGGCAACAACGACCTCCGCCCCCCGACGTCGGCCGCCGAGCTCGCTCGGATCGTGGGTCTCAGCGTCACCAGAGCTAGCCGCGCAGCTGGGGGTGCGGGCGGTGAGCACTACGGAGACAACGAGCCTCTACAGGCGATGGAGCGAGGCACGATGTACGTGACTTCCGAAACGGCTTGCACCGCAGGTGACAAGTGCTTCGTGCGACACGGGGTGGTCTCCACTCCCGCCGGCGTTCTCGGCTCTGTCCGAAATGACGTCGACACCGCGGACGCCGTCCAAATCGAAGGCCTCGTTTTCGATGAAACTCTAGCAGCCACGGGCGTCGTGCGAGTGCGCGTCAACCTCCCGGCGTAAGGAACACAGCATGCCCGTAATCACAAGCATCCCCAGGGAACTGACGGCCGTTATGCAGGTGCAACGCACCCTGTATCGCCCGGCGTTCTTCCGCAACGTACTGTTCGTCGACAATTCGATGCCAGAGTACGTCCAGAATATTCACACCCGCCAGCTGACGCATGCGGCTTCGGTGCAACCTGCAGGCCCCCTGGGCAGCCAGGTGCCGATGGCTCAGGTCAATCAGGCCAGCACCTCGGTCAGCGTCATCAAGTACGTGGCTGGGTATGAGTACTCGGATGACGAGCTCATGGAAGCCCAGGCTGGCGTTGGCATCAGTCTCAGCGCCGAGCGCGCTTTGGCTAACTCCCTCGCGGCTGAACAGAAGCTCGACGAGATCGCTGCGCAGGGTGACACCACGGTAGGCCTCGGAGGCTTCGGTAACAACGGCACAGTGCCGACGGTTACCGCGGTGACGAAAGCTGCTGGAGGCACCACGTGGGCAGTCGCTACGGCGCTTGAGATCGTTGAGGATCTGTGGGCCATGGCTCTCGGGGTGCGGTCAAATTCTATGCAGAACTACAAAGCTGCAGCGGTTTTGTTGCCTGAGGCACAGCATGTGTCTGCGGTGAGCACGACCAATGCGTCGACGGACAAGAACGCGATCCAGATTTTCAGAGAGCAGAGCGGCGGCCAGATCGACATTCAGGTTTGGGATCGTCTGGACGGACTCGGCGCAGGGACGACCCCCCGCGCGATGGCGCTGGGCATTCCGGTGACGGGTGCTGCGACGGGCGAAGGCGCTCCGGCGAAAATGGACATCCCTCGTGAATTCATTCAAAGCGGGAGTCCTTTACAAGTGCAAGGTGGATGGAGTATCTTACAGAACTTCCGCACCGCGGGCGTTACGATCCGTAACCCCGAGGCCTTCACCTACATGGACGCACTATGAGCCAAATCACGGACGCCGACCTCGTCGGAAAAATCTGCCGCAATCTGCAGAAGGGGAACCTCTCTGTCAAGAGTGGCCCCCGCGGCTCTCACGGCACACGTTCCTACGTCAAGCCGGGCGAGACGTTTGAGGTCCACCCCAAATCAAGCGCTGCTTGTTTTCACCTGCTGAACTGCGGGGAGTTGGAGCTGGTCACAGAGGTGCCCACTTCCAAGCCCGCCCCCAAGCCTGAGGTCTCGAAGAAAGATCACAAGAAATCCTGATGGCTCTCGTTTCCGCTGATTTCAAAGCCAGGTACACCGAGTTCGCCAAGCTGACGGACACACAGGTGGATCTGGCTTTGGCGGATGCGGACGCTATCACGGCGGCTGACATGGATACCACGTATCGAGAAGATGTGGTATTCCTGCAATGCGCCCATGCGCTGGCCACGTCGCCGCTCGGGCGTAATGCTCGCCTGTCTGAACCCGGTAAAACGACCGTGTACCAGGTGCTACTTACAAATTACTACACGTTGCACTCCATCGGACACGTGCTCTTCTGATGCCAATTAAGGACACCAAGTCGGCGAAGTACACCGCCCTCCTGAGGGATTCCTACAGTGCGATTACGGTCGGGGTTCACTCAGAAGATGGAGATCGTGAAGAAGGCCCGACGAACGTAGACATCGCGACCGCCCATGTGTTAGGGTTGGGCGTCCCAAAGCGAGACTTCATCCGCCCTTGGGTTGATCGCCACGCCACTGAGCATAAACGCATGATCCAGAACGAATTCGCCAAAGCCCGGATAGCCGGACGTCCCCCCGCGACCGCGGGCAGGCGCGTGGCGTTGGTCATGGAGGGCAACATGAAGGCGGAGTTCGCAATTCTCCCGGAATTGTCGGACGCCACCAAACGGCGCAAAGGCTCGTCCACCCCACTCGTGGATACCGGCGTGTTGCGTGCGTCCGTTCGGGGCAAGTATGAGGCTTCATGACCACGTGGGCGACTTTCCGCTCGACGCTGCTGGGGGCTATCGAGACCTACGCGGGCGCGACTACTGCCGTCCAGTGGGAGCACGACGACCGGCTGATGGCGCAGACGCATGTGCTGCTCGACGTCGTCTCCACGCAGGAGATGGGAACCCGTTTAGGCTACCTCACACAGCCTTTTCCGGCGCTCCCCCTGCTGTGTTGGTCGATTGTCAGGAATGTCAACATCCAGGTGAAGGTGGAGAGCATCTTCGACGGATCTCCCGAAGACGCCCTGGGGGTGATGGAGACGATCAGGCTCGGTTTACTGCAGCCGGATTTCCGCACCGCACTGGGCGACGAGATCATTCCAGAATTCGACCTTTTGCCGACCGTGACATCCGCTCGGTACGAGTCCGACGGACGGACAGTCAGTGTGTACGTCTTCGAGATGCAGCTGAGGGCGTTATTCACGCACTCACCAGCGGTGTCCCAGAACATCATCGAGGAAGTCAACGCCACCTACAACATCGACTTCATGGACGCGACGGGAGTGTCAACTGTGCCTACTGAGATTTTCTTCCGCGACGACCTGGTCGACTACTCGGGCACGCTACGCACGAGCACCCAGTCCACGCTTTTCGATTCTAAGCAGACGTTCGACGCCAATCCTCTGTACTTTGACGATCAAGAGGTCTCGGGCTCTGGAACCTCCTCCTCCCATAGCATCCCTCGTGCGAGCTCCACGCTCGGCGTATCCAATACCACTGTAGGGAAGCGCGTTCGCCAGACTTTCCAGCATTTCAACTCTCAGTCCGGCAAGGTGCACCGCATCCAGGGCACCTTCGTGCTCGGGCCGACGGTGGCAGGGATCACGAAAGAGATCGGTTACGCCGTCGGTGACAACGGCGTGTTTCTGCGATCCGTCGGAGGGGTCGTTTCTCTCGTCCTCAGCTCGGGCGTGACAGGTGCCGCTGTGGAGACGACGGCGGTCCAGTCCGACTGGAGTGTGGACGGGCTAGGGGAGGGCGCTCTGAACCCCTCCGGGGAGACAGTGGACTGGGACAAGATCCAGCTGATGCGAATCAGCTTCCTGTGGCAGGGCGCAGGCGGTGTAGAGGTGGCCTTCCGGATCGGAGACAGATTCTACGCAGTCCACCAATTCCACGCCAGCAATCTGCTGGCTGCTCCGTTCATGTCGACCCCGAATCTCCCCTACCACGTCTCAATCGAGAACGACGGCACGGGGCCTGTCGCGTCAATAGAACATTTCTGTGAGACGATCATCTCCGAGGGCGGGCATAACCCCATTGGGATCCCGAGACACAAGAGCACAGAGGGCACCCACGTGGCCGCCACCGCCGCCGACACCCTCTACGCCGTGATAGGTATTCGCCCTGCCTTGGTGGGGGTCAATCTGTCCCTGCATACCATGTCGATGATCGCCACCTCAAACGACGATTTTGAGTGGGTGGTCATGCTCAACCCCACGGTCGCTGGGACTTTCACCTACTCCGCGATTGATGGCAGTGTTCAGTCCGAGGGCGCGACGGGGGCTACCGCGAACACCGTTACCGGGGGCACGAAACTCATAGGGGGCATGGCACAATCCTCCGGAGGCGAGACTCTCGACATAGGCACCGAAATCAGACCCGGATTTTCCATTGCGGGAGTGGCGGACACAATCGTGCTCTGTGTGCGCCCTTTGTCCAGCAACGCGAATATCGAAGGCTCCCTCCATTTTGAGGAACTGTAAATCATGGCAATCTCAGATCTAGTAACCAGCACGCTCAGCATCGCGGATTCGTCTCCAAGTCGTCGTGATTTCGGGACTCTCTGCATTTTCGGGGACGCGCCCTACATCGGCGCACGTCTCTACACCGCCGATCCGTCGGGCCTCGCCGCGATGGTAACGGACGGATTCTCCGCGAAGGATCGGGCCTATCAGATCGCCCAGGTGGTCGCCGCGCAAAGCAACGGGTCAGACCAGTTCTGGGTCTACGCCCGAGCCGTGAGTCACGCCCAGACGTTTGATCTCACGCCGACCAATACGACCGAAGATTTCGTCTACACTTTCGACATCTCCGCGTGGGATACCGCAGCGCAGACTACCACGGCGATCAGCTACACGGTCGCCGCCGCAGCCACGGTCGCCAGCGTTTGCACGGGCATCCACGCGCTCGTAAACGCCGTCGTGGGGGTCACCGCTACGGACGACACCACGCATATCACGATGACCCCCACGACCGCGGGCACCTACGTCTTCGCGGACAACACGCCGCGAGACCTGCAGATCGACGATGAGGGCACGGACGCGGGTATCGCAACGGACCTCGCCGCCGCTGTCATCGCCATAGAGGATGCGGGCGGGGACTTCTACGGCGTTCTGCTGGACTCCCTGTGTGAAGCTGAGCTCAACGCCGCGAGAGTGTGGTGCGACGCCAACAGCAAGATCCTCGGAGGGCACACGTCGGACTATGGAGTCATCGACTCAGGAGACTCCACGGACGTGGCTTCGGATTTCAGTGGAGCGAGCTCACACTACGGTGCGATCATGTTCAGCCGAGCTTCGATGAGCTCGCATGTTGGAGCGGCTGGCCTGAGTCAGCTTTTCGCGCTTCGCCCCGGACAGGGAGTTTTCGCCAACCGGACATTACAAGGCCCGACCGGAGACAAGCTCTCTCCCACGGAGAAGAGCACGGCGCGCGGCAAGAAGGCCAACGTCTACATCTCCTCCGCCGGCATCAATCACACCCTGGATGGCTGGGCGGGCTCGGGCCGATACCTGGACGTCACCAGGAACAACGATTGGTTCCAGTACACCTGTGAACTGGCCGTCTTCCAGGCCCTCATGGCCAATGAAATCGTCCCCTACACGGACGCCGGGCTCGTTATCCTGGAAGCCGCGCTTCGGGGGGTGTGTAACCTGGCGAAGAGGCAAGGCGTTCTGGCGGAAGGCTGGACCCTAGATGTCGTGGCCGTCGCCGACACCCTGGCCGTCGACCGCACCGCGCGCGTCTACAACGGATTCACCATCAACGGACAAATCCAAGGCGCGATCCAGACCGTCGATTTCCAAATCTTCCTGAAAGTCTAAAAACATGGCGAGCCAAACAAAATTCTACGACGCTTCTCAGGTTACCGTCAACATCGCGGGCGTCCCGATCAAAGACGCCATCGCCGATCCGTTCATTGAGCTCGTTCCTCGGGGAGATTCCTTTGAGGACGACATCGGCGCGGACGGGACCGTGGTGCGCTTCGCCACGAATGAGACCCGGTGGGACTGCACCTTGACCTTGAAGGGCCACTCTGAGGACATAGTGAAGCTCTCTGCGCTCTTCGGCGCGGACAAATCCGTAGGCAACGGCGCCGGCGTCGGAGTCTTCATGGTCAAAGACGGTTCTGGTTCGACGCTTTTCGCTTCGGACACCTGCTGGATTAAGGGTGGGGTCCCAAAGAACTTCGGTAAGACGCTCGGGGACGTTGCTATCACGCTCACGGTGGTCGAAGTCGACGCCGTTGGCATGCTTGCGGGTGGCAACTGATGGAATTCGAGACCGAAGGCACCAGCTTCAGTTTTTCCAGGCTTCCCGTGAAGAAGTCCCTGGAAGGTCTCGGACTCGTGACCGCGCTGATCGCTCCTGTAGCGGCCGGCGCGGTCGCCGCGCGCGAGGGTTCGCTAGGGGATGTCCGCGGAAATCTTGCCCAAGGGATGGATTCCCTGCCCAAGATGCTGGACCTCTTCGCGCCCTACGTGAAGTTCAAGCGCGAAGGTATCGGCAACGGGGGGTGGATGGAGCTTGGTCCTTTGGTAGAGGAGGCTCTTCCCTCCCCGTTAGCCACTCTCGAACTGCTAACCCGCTGCGTGCTTACGGAGTACGGCGGTTTTTTAGCCGTCCGGGATTGGTCCGCCCGACTCCCGCCGGAGCTCGCCGCCTTCGTATCCCCAGCTGGCTCGACGCCACCGTCTGGGGAGTAGCGACCGACGAGAGGGTCACCGACTCCTACCACACAATAATCACTCAATGGACGCTAGATGACTATCTGGAGTGCAGGGAATACCTAGCGGCCCTTGACGAGGCCGCCGCCCGAAAGGCACCGTAATGGCCCTCCGCGACATACTGGCCCGCTTCAGAATCGACGTTGACGCCGGCGCGCTTCGCAAGGTGGACCGAGGTCTGACCAAGACCAAGAAGTCCACCGAGGGCCTTCTGACCTCTCTCGGAGGGCTGCAGACGGCATTCGCGGCGGCGGGCGCTGCGCTAGCTGGCAATGCGTTGCGCGCGTTCGTAGGGGACGCGCTATCGGCCGCGGACGCCATTGATAAGATGTCCAAGCAGGTGGGGCTGGCCTCGGATGAGTTCCAGATTCTGTCTCAGTTCGCCTTGGAGTCAGGCGCATCCGCGGAGGATCTCCGGATCACCCTTAAGTCCCTCAGCAAGAACGCGGTCCTGGCGGCAGGCGGCAACGCCCAGATGGTCACACGGTTCACGGACCTGGGCATTGCCGTCAAAGACGCCAACGGTAAACTCAAGTCCACGGCCGACCTGCTGTTCGAAACGGGCGGCGCGTTAGGTGACCTGGAGAACCCCACGGAGAGGGTCGCTAAGGCACAGGGGATCCTGGGAGAGGCGAGTTTGAAACTCCTTCCAGGGTTTGAAGCAGGTTCAAAATCCGCCGATGCGCTAAGACTTAAACTTCAAGACCTAGCGGTGGTGTACGACAAGTCTTTCATAGCCCAGTCCGTACGAGCGAAAGATGAAATCTCCCGGCTGCGTCTGCAGTTCGAAGCGGTCCGAGTCTCTATCGTCTCGCGCTTCTTGCCGGGCCTCATCAGGACCGTGGTCCGCCTGCAACCGATGATCCGTGCCTTCTCCAAGTGGACGAAGTCTGCGCAGGCAGGGCGTCTCGCTACCATCGCGCTCGGTGGGGGTATGCTGCTTGCGGCGTCGAAGGCGGGGCCTCTCTTGCGGGTCCTCGCCCTACTGGGCCGCGTGTTTCTGAAGTTTCTCCTGCCCATCGCGATCATCGAGGATCTCTGGGTCACGATGCAAGGAGGGGACTCCGTCACCAAGCGTTTGGTGGACGGACTACTGGGCATCGGCACGACCGCGAAAGTCGTGAAGTTCCTACAGCGTGGGTGGGACAACATGTTCGCGTTCCTCGACCGTCGAGGCCCCCAGGTGTGGGAAGGTCTTACCCAGGGGGTGGCGGACATGATCCAAGGCGCCGTGGATCTGCTCGCTTGGCTCTCAATGCAGTGGGACGAAAACTTCGGTGGCATGCTCTCCAGCTTCGAAGGCTTCGGCAAGGGCGTAGGCAACATCATTGATCTGTGGATCGTGGCCCCGTTTCTGTGGGCGGTAGGATTGATCTCCGACGCCTTCTTGAGCATCTCAGTCTCGTTCAACGCCGTCCTGGCGAGTATCGTCGAGACGGTTACAGGATGGGCGGGTTCGTTCTTCGACGCCGTCTTCGACGCACTCACGCACCCTTTTGATACGGCCGTGGTCTACATCAAAAACCTGTGGTCTGGGATTAACTCCATCATCGAGGGGGTTAAATCCGTGGCTGGAGCGGCCGGTGAATTCCTGGGAGGGGCGGCACAGTCGCGGCTTGGCGCCCGCGCGGAGCAGCTGGGCACCGCGGCGCGGAGCAGCTCCTCTACGACTAATTCGAGATCCACGACCATTAACGATCACCGTAATCTCACAATTAGCTCTGGATCCGGGAATACTCGGGATTTAAATCGCGCCGCGAGCACACTCACCGGTGTGTTAAATCGCGACCGCCGCAGCACCCTTGCCGGGGTCGGGGCGGGGTGAGTAAGGTTTTCATGCAGTTAAAGGTGAAATCACTGAACAATCGATCACAACGGCACCCCCCCGCGTGTGCACCCAGACTTATAATAGAGATCCTTTAATAGTATATAGGTAATAGTAAAATATATAGATAGTATAGGAAGTTCGGACACACACGCGGAGGTCTCTGAGTGTGATCAACCTTTCAGTGATTCAAAATGGCATTCCCTCAAATTCCTTTCCTGCCCCTCCCAGACCCAACTGTGCAGGGTTTGATGAAATGGGTCGACACCATCGGCGCGACGAAGTCTCTCAACGGCGTGGTGCGTAACTACGACGACGAGTCCACGGCGGAGGTGACGGCCCATCCCGTAGCGGACGGTAGTGTCGTGACCGATCACGTCATCCAGAATCCGCAGACCCTCACTCTCGAGATCATCTCGTCGAACACCCCCATCTCGGACACCCCCGGGTTCTCCCGGAAAGAGCTGGACCTGACTTTCCCGAAATCCCGTTTCACCCCTCGAGGCCTGCTCCTGCTCACACGGGGTGCAGGGTTGGTCGTAGGTGCCGCCGTGAGCGCGTTGACGGGAGCATTCGGGGTAGAGACTCCTGGTGCGGCAAAGTTCACCACGCTGCAATCTGACGGAACGTTTGTTGACATCATCAACAACCTGCACACACTTCTTCTTCAGCTGAAGCAGTCGCCCCCCGACAGCGGCGTGCTGGTGTCAATAGGCGGGAGGGAGTATAATCAGTATTTGCTGAACCGCGTCACGAAATCGGTCTCATCCGGATCCGGGGGGCTTGCCACCTTCGCGGTGGACCTGGTACAGTTCAGAACGGTCAGCACGGCGAGCGTGCCTCTACCGGATCCGAGCAAGTCCATAGCGAAGCGTAACAAAGGCCGCGGGAACAAACCTGCGCAACCCCAGACGGATGACGAGGCTGACGCCCTGATCGGGGGAAATCAGTCCCTCCTCGCTAGTGGCGCAGACGCACTCGGCGGACTCCTATGATTTTTCAGATCGACACACCCATCGATGGGACCCCATTTTTCGATCAGCGCATGACGCTTGACGGGGAGGACTACAGCATCCAGCTGAGGTGGAACGTGCGAAGAGACGTCTGGACATTTGACCTGCTACGTCTGTCCGATAACGTCTTCATCATCCAAGGGCAGACGCTCAAGGTTGGGCGAAACCTCCTGCGGCGGAAAGTCGTCCGGCCACCGGGTAGCCTGGTCTGCCTCACGCAGGACGGAACACTGACAGAACCAGGCTTGCACGATCTCGGCGAGGGTGCTACTCATAGGCTCTACTACTTTGATGAAGAGGAGCTAGCTGTATGATACCCCCCGAACTAGTTCTCGCCGCGCTCATCTGGCTCGGGTGCGTGTACTGGACGGAATGTAAGTGACATCCAGCATTCAAGCCATCGTCGATTTGCTCCGAACGTTCTGGCAATGGGTGCGCCCATTTGTTGTGATTCCCGTCTTCGCACGCGGCGCGCGCCTGACGCTTGGGACACGGCCTAAGATCCTGGCGCCAGGGTTCCACCTCTTGATGCCCTTCGCGCACTCGTGTGACGTGGTCAACGTGGTGCCTTGGGTGGAGATGCTCGCGATTCAATCCGTCACGAGCAAGGACGGGGTCTCTCTACACGTCAGCGCGACGATCACGTGTGCGGTGGAGGACGTCGAGCTTTATCACCTCCGTACGGAATCCGGAAGTGACTCCGTGTACGAGGCGGCGCGCGGGGTGCTGGGGGACTTCACCCGGCGTAACCGTTCGGGCCGATTTCTCGCGGGCAGGTGCGACCGCACTATCGAGAAAGCGATGCGCGTTGAACTCCTCAAGTGGGGGGTGCATCTCATCTCCGTGAAATTCCCGAATCGCGTGAAAGCGAGAGCGTATCGCCTCATTGGAGGGAATGAGGGATGACCTTCCAGTTCAAGCGCACGTTCAATCTCACCGTCGGGTCCATCAACGTCGAGCAGAAGCTGAATGCGACCGCGCTCCGAATTCAATTCGCCATTGAGAGAGGGGCCGCCATCAAAGACAAAGGCCCGATCCCTCCTCCCACAGTGGAGCCGAACAACGCCGAGGTCGCGGTCTGGAACCTGTCCCCCGCCGACCGCAATGCGCTGGAGATCAACCAGAGCGAATCCCAGGTGATCGCCGCGCTTGGCGCGTCCGAGGATCGAGAGGGCCCCCCGGTGCGGCTCGAAGTTGGGTACGGTGACGACCTCACACAGATTTTCTTCGGGAATCTCCGCAAGATAGAGAATCTGAAGGACGGCACGGACTGGATCACCCGCATCAGCGGGGGGGATTCCGAGAACAAGCTCGCTTTCGCGCACGTCTCGGAGAGTTTCAAGGTCGGCACCCCCCACGCGCTGGTGCTGACGAAGCTGTCCGCCGCGCTCGGGCTGGGCAATCCCGCTACCATCCCCCCGATAGGTGCCCTCAAGCAGACCAGGCGCTTCCACGGCCCCGCCGCGGAGGAGCTCCAGGCGTTTTGCGCGTCGATTGGGTACTACTGGAGCGTCCAAAATGGCCAGGTACAGATCGGGCCGAAGGGTTTGCCTGCATTGCCGGGCGTCGGCCCTCTGATTTCCCCTCTGACGGGGTTGATCGGCCGGCCGCGCATCGACAACCGGGGCAACGTGTTCGGTACGTCGTTGATTTTGCCCGACTTAGTGCCGGGCGCGGCGTTTGCTGTGGCGTCAGATGACGTGCAAGGAGCCTACGTCACTCAGAAAACTCGGCATTATGGTGACAGCCATGGCAATGAGTGGTACGTTGATTTTGAAGGAGCCCCCCTATGACCGATGATCTAGCGCGCCAGTTCAGAGAGGCCATCTGGAACGTCAAAGTGAAGCTGGAACTCTGTCCGTCAGGGGCCGACGCGCGCCGGGACATGTTACAAGACGACCTTCGTAAATTGACACAAAGAGCATTGGAGAACCTAAATGACTGAAGAACTTAGTCGCATCAACCCCACCCACACTCGCATTTTCGTAGCTTGTGGCTCAGATTACGTCCACGGAACTACGGTGCCTCCAGGTAAACTACCGACGCGAGAGTTCCTCGCGCGCCGCACGAAGGGGGAGACGCTGACGGTATTTTTCTCGGATAAAGGGATTGAGGAAGAACGCCACGAGTACGACGAGGAAGGCCTACTGAGGTACATCGAGTCGGCGACCCCAAAGTATGGGGGAGCGGATGTGAACGGGTGTAAGGTAACTCTCTCCGGGACTGGCGTGGAGAAGCTCACGCCCAAAAAAGAGGTGCCACGTGGATGAGCTCCAGTTTGCAGTACGGGAGGAGGTTCGGGCTAACGGGGTCCTGGAATTGGATCGTCATGTCGCGTCGACCCGGTGGCTGTATGACGCTCGCACGTTGGCCCGCCTGTTGAGATCAGACGGAAAAGATCCTGCCTATGAAGTGAGAATTTATGTCGTAGATATGAGTGATGGGTATGAACTCGAAGCCTATGGGCCCGCCCAGGCTAGGGGGACGGATTGCCCATAGATGAACCAACCGAGCGCCAGCTGATCGAGGCCGTCATGGAGCGCCGTCTGCGCAGCGTGCACACGTCCGTCCCGGGCATCGTGCAGAGCTATGATAGCACACTACAGACCGTCTCAGTGCGTCCCGTGGTGAAATTCCAGAAACCTGACGGCACCTACGCAGACCCTCCAATTTTAGACGAAGTCCCCATCGCCTGGGCGGGGGCGGGGGATTTCGCGATCACCTACCCCCTCGCGAAGGGGGACGGGTGCCTGGTGCTTTTCTCGGAAGAGGATCCGGCCGGCTGGTTCTTTGGGGGAGACGTAGAGGAGCCCGAGATCCAGAAACGATTTGGGTGGTACGCAGTCGCCATCCCCATGCAGTCGCGAGCACTCGTCAACCCGATGTTGCCCACTCAGATCGATTCCGATGCGGTCGTAATTAGCAAATCTCCGGGGGTCCCCCCTCCGGATTATGTGGCTCTGGCCACCAAGGTGGATTTGCTATGGACGACTCTTGACACCGTGCTGCGCACAGCGTGGGTGGTAGTGCCGACGGATGGCGGCGCTGCGCTGAAAGTTGCATATGCCGCGGCATTTCCAGTCCCCCCCACCTCTGTGGCCGCCTCCAATCTGAAGGTAACTTGACATGGCAGCATTCCCAGTACCCGGAGACTGGCGCCTGAACGCCACTGGGACGGACATCGAGTTGGTATCCGGGGCAGACGCCGCGGCTCAGTCGATCCAGATTGGAGTCGAAACCATCGCCCCCTACTACGTCTTCGATCAGTCAGCGGGGATCCCCTACTTCGACAAGATTTTCGGCAGTAATCCAGATTTGGGCTCAATCAGGAGACTTCTGACCGATTTTATGTTATCCTTCCCGGACGTGGCCCGAGTAGACACCCTTGAATTGGACCTAGACAAGACCTCCCGTGAACTGCAGGTACACTATTCCGTGACGCTGAACACAGGAGAATCTTTCTCGGACGACATTATCTATGGCCGGACTGACTAGCACAGGGTTCCAGCGCAAGACTTTCGAAGAGATTGTCGCCGCAATGGAGTCCTCCTTGCGTGCGACCGTCTCACCGACGCTCGTCTTCGGGGCAGAGTCCAGCATAGGTCAGGTCGTGAATTCCTCGGCCGCGGAGATCGCAGATGTGTGGGAGGCGACCGAAGAAGCCTACGGCGGCCTGGACGTGGACAACGCCACCGCGGATCGATTCGAGGCTCTGTGTCTGCTGACTGGTGTCCGCCGCCTCGGTCCGACCGCGGGCTTGTGCGACGCCACGGTCGACCTGGACGCGAGCCAGACCTATGCGCCCGGTGCCATGGTCGCACACGTGCTGGACGACACGGACAACACCTGGCAGAACCGGGACACCGTCACTTCTACCACGGCCACCACGTATCCAGCGGTGTTCGTGTCGCAGGCTACAGGCTCCGCGGCTGTCGCGCCGACAGGAACGCTCACCGTCATAGCCTCTCCAGTTGCTGGGTGGAACTCCATCACGAATGCTACGGACGCCACGCCAGGCACGGACATCGAGTCTCTGGGGGCGCTCGCCATTCGACGGCAAGATTCTCTCGGAGGTGCGGGCAGAGGCACGCTCGCCGCTATCGTCGCGGACGTCTCAGCCCTTACCGGGATGCTGGACGTTTTCGGCATCGAGAACACACAGGACGTTTCGGTTTCCGGACGCCCCCCTCACTCTATCGAGATCGTCGCGTGGTCAGGCAGTGTCCCGGCCGTAGCGGACGACGACATCGCGCAGGCCATTTTCGACGCCAAAGGTGCGGTCGAGACTTTCGGAGCGGACACCGGCAACGCCACCGACTCGGAGGGAGGCACCAAGGTCATCTCATTCACCGAAGCCACTGAGTCGGTCACGACCGTGGCCGTCACTATCGTCAGTGCTGCAGGGTACGACGCGGACGCAGTGAAAGCTGCCATCAAAGCCGCGTTCGATCAAGACAGAGAGATCGGTACAGACATCGTCTACAACCTCCTGACCTCGTCCGTGTTTGAAGTGGACGGTGTGGACAACTGGTCTGCTTTCACGGTCAATGGGGGGACCTCCGATGTGCCCATAGCAGAGGTCGTCATCGCCACGTTGGCTCTTGGCGGGATCACGGTTACCTGATGGGGGCGGATTTCTCAGCACCCCGCACGTTGGATCCGATCAACTCCCCGACCGTTCTTGAGGTTGGGAATCTCGGGCAGGCACAGGGCAGTAACATCGCGTGGCGAACATCGTTTCAAGACCCCACAGATGCAGGGAGCTCGTTCGCGCTGCTGACCCAGCCCATCCTGGACGTGACGCACACCTACAGTGCCGCGAATTCCTGGGGCGGGTACTCGAACGGCACCTCACCCGTTTTCGAAAACACCATCGCCCTTACGCTTCCACAAAACGCTTTCACGTTGATCCGATACGAATTTGCGTTCACCGGAACCTCGCTCATTTATTATCGCACGGGCCAGTGTGTTTTTCGCCGGACGGATCAAGAGCCCGGCGTCTGCACGAGAGTCGTGGCCATGGCTGGGCTGCCTTTCGCGAGCACCCAGAACCTGGTGGCCAACGTAGATGACGGAGACGACTGGCCGGCGATCTCTACACAGGGCTCCTCGGGCAACGACATGACTGGCCGCATCCGCATCTGGTACGAATCTGCAGGAGCAATCCCAGGATTATGACACCTGAGTCCATCATCAAGGCGGCCTCCCAGGGCTTCCCTCGCCCTCACGAGGAGCAGGGGGGCTACATCCTGCAGGCTGATTCCAACGGAGAACAGGCCGTGTGGTCCGACTCCCTGGTAGATCCACTGGAGTCTACGTTTCACTACCGCCCGCTCCCATCACTCTCCGTCGCTCATGTGATGGACACCGGGAATAGCTGGGCCGCTTTCGATTCCTCCCTCGCGCACCCTCTCGTCCTGAAAAATAACGCCTACACCAAAATCCGGTACCAGTTCATTTATTCTGCGGGGGGGTCGTACACCACCCTGTACTACCGAGAGGGGTACGCCACGTTTTTGCGAGTGAACGACGATGCCACTCTGCACGGTGCGTTGGTGGACTACGGGACGGTGGACGATATTGGAGCCTTCACGACCAACCTCGCTACGAATACTGTTCCTTATCCGCTCATCACTGTGACATCGTCTAATCCCACAGACGTGGTGGGACGTATTCGCATGTGGAGAGAAGTGGAGTCACAGACCCAATGAGCGCCGACGTCAACCTGGCCAGGTCCCTCGCGGAAGAGATGCGCCCCGATCTCATCGCACCCGTGGCCCCCCGTGCCTTTGCGCGCGCCGCGCTGCCTAAAATGTCATGGGAGGTAGACTCCCAGCAATTCCAGCACTCTCAGGTACTCGGGCAATTTTTGAACGGCACGGAAGATTTTGACTTCCCTTTTGATGTTTCCGGGGATACAATCATAGTCCTGCGAGCGCTCGCCATAGGTGCCGGGTTTTCGGGGGAAACGTGGATAGAGATGTTCGGGCTTTTCAACGGGGGCCTCATCCACTCCACAGTCACGTATCAACCCACCACCAGCGGAGCCACCGCGGGAATGTCCGTGGCGTCGAGCCAACCGCGTTTCACCCTTATCGACATAACCTCAAATTTTGATCTGCGATTCTGGATCCGGGAGCTCTGAATGTCCGACACACGCACCGAAACGTATTCTGCCCCTAGCGTCGCGTACGTAGTCGCCACCGGCGCCACGGACCTGACAGGGTTGACCGAGAACAAAGCCGGCAAAGCGTGCCGCATGATCCACATACTCGTGGCCGGGGACATGACCATCACAGATGTCGCAGGGAATACCACGGGCACGATGTCCATGACAGCGGGCGTCAGTCATCCGCTACAGGCCACCGACGTCAACCTAACTTCCCCCACAGAGATCCTGGTTTATTTTTGAAACACGCGCTCACAAAATGGCTCGTCCTGGCAGGGTTCGCCCTCACCTCCGGCTGCCCCCCGAGCACTGTCTCCCTGGACCTGAACGCCCCGGGCGTAGCCACGGACGTGCGCGCGATCTCCGCTGCGCTGGATATCTGGGAGGAGACGTTCGTGACTCGAAAAGACTTCGCGATCCTCACGACCCACGGGCTGGTGAAGAACGCGAAGGGCAAAACGCTCATGGGTCGCGCGATCTGCCTACCACACTACACAGAGATCACGATTTTCGTGGACGCGGTGCCCCGAGCCAACTATTTCAACGGAGTGGTTTGGACAACGCTGCATGAGATGGCCCACGTGCATCTGTCGTGCAAAAATACCGATCACATGGAAGGGACCGTACTGGCGAAGTCCGGCCCCGGGGAGCCCAGGATTGACTGTGCCTCGTTCGAAAAGCTGGTGGCGTACGGGAACACACCTAAACCAGGGGTTGACTTGTGCGCGCCCTGATTTTCCCCCTGCTGTTGGCCGGGTGTCAGACCGACGCCGCAGACGAAACCCTCTATCTGGAGCACGCGGATCAAGTTCACGAGGTGGTCGCCGCCTATGACATTTGGCAGCAGCGGTTCCCCGCACCCCGCACCAGCCTCCACGTGGACCGACATTTGCCCTCCCACGATTACCGGATCGGGGAGACCCGTTGTAAGCGAGTGCGGGAGAAGATACGAGCCGACGGGCAGGATCTGACCGGTACCGTGTTGCACGAGCTAGCGCACGTCGCGACGGAGTGTCTGGAGCCCCATACCGTGAGCCCCCTGAGTTTTTTCCACGACACCGTGGGAGGTCGACATTTCGATTGCGAGACGCAGAAGGTCATCGCGAAGTACCTCCCCTCCTACTCAAAAGAATGCAACGATGCCGAATTTTGATCTTGCCCAGCTGAACACTCTCCTGATAGGAGCGGGCACCGTTATAGCCGGCCTGTCCGCGCTCGTGGTGACTTTTTTCTCAGAGCTCCGGAAGTTCCGGAAGTCGGTGGATGGAGAAGACGCGGACCCGTCGTTGCGGGAATTGGTGCAGAGCAACGACGCGCGGCTTGGGAAGGTGGAGAAAGTTCAAGGGCAGCATACAACCGCGATCCAGCTGCTTGATCTTAATCAACGGACAGCTGCCATAGAGGACCAGCCCGAGGCGCACTGATGGATCCTGTCGAGTCCTACCTGCTAAACGCGCTGCAAACGCTGGGCCCCTCCCATTGGGGGAAGCCGATCATCGCGGCCGTGATGGCGTCGATCACCGACGAGCTGCAGGAACTAGACGACGTGATTTTTGCGACCTTCGCCCGGCACGCCATCGACACGGCAGACCACGCGGGTCTGATCACGCTAGGGAAGCTCGTCGGGCAAGGACCGCGGGGTTACACGGACGAGATGTTCCGCCGCGCCATCCGCGCGCGCATCGCAGCGAACAACTCCGATGGCACTTTGACGTCTTTGTTCAACGTCTGCCACTTGCTGTTTGATCCAGATGCCTCTACACTCGCGACGATGTACGCGCACCAGCACGCGTATAACACGTATCACATCACGATCACATCCGCACCCCCAGAGGGGTCCCGTAACGCCGCGGCAGAGATCATCCCGCTGGCGAGGCAGGGTGGAGAGCGCGTGCTTCTGGACACACAGGATCCGATCTCCCTTACCTGGATGACGCAAGACCTATGACTGTCGAACGATTTGCCACCAATCCCGTATACTCCGTGCAGGGGGACGCCTACGACGGCCTCCCCAACAAGTCGAAGCCGTCCACCACAGGCTTCGAGGACGGCTTCAGACCGGACACTGACGTCAGCGTCACAGAGCTGAATTGGCTGCTTAATCAACAGAGGGATGAGCTGCGGGGGGATGCCGCGCTGCAGTTCCACGAGGTGGAGACAGGCGCCGGGGCGGAGCTCACCACGGGCCTGGTGTCTACACCAGCAGGACACTATCTGGGGGTTAACCTGAACGCGCGTTTGATCGGATCCGCCACCTCGTTATATCGGGACGTCACGGCCCCGACAATGACCAACGGGTACGCGCTGGCGTTTGACCCGAACACCGAACGCCTCGTTATGGCGGGCTTCCACGCCACCAACATGGTGGCGTACTCCGACAATTACGGATTTTCCTGGAGCTACGCCACAGACGTCCCAAACGTTTTCTACGGCCAGATTGTCTGGGACGACACCAATGGGCTGTTCATCATGCTGGGCTCCTCGGGCGCAGCTCCGTACATCACGACCTCCGCCACGGCCGCGAACGCAACGTGGACTACTCGCACGCCAGGGACGTTAGGGTCCGTCTTCTCCAAGACGATGGCGCATTATGAGGGGATCACGATCCGTGATTGTTACCAGGCCACTACGGCCGTGGTGATCGACCTGTCTACCGACGGGACCACGTGGAATACGCACACCATCATGACAGCTGGATACGGTTTCGCTCGCATTATGGGGCTGGCCGTAGATGAGACCACCGGGAAATTCATTGCCGCGATCAAAGACTCCGCCAGTTACACCGTGGAGATCTGGTCATCTCCTCTGACTGACGGTACCACCTGGGCGAAGGAGACCGAGACCGAGCTGACCAAATCCGGAGCCCAGGGTCAGTTGGCTAACGAGGTGATGAAATGCACGGACACGGGCAGGCTAGTGCTCGCGGGAATGGTGACGGGCACAGGAAGCGCCGGAGTATTTTACTCTGATGATCTAGGGAGCAACTGGACTTTTGTGCCGCTCTATTGGGTAGGTAACGCGAATGGGTCTGACGAATTTCGACTCACGATAGTAGGCTCAAAAATCTCCGTGGGAATCAAATCTGGGACATACACCACAAGCGCCGCTTTCATAAATCTCATTTGACTCTATCGACTGAAGTGGACTAGACTGTTGCACCCCTATGAGCGAGACCTGCTGCGTCACTGCATATTCCGCACTGCTAAACACCAAGCCAGCTGCGCAGAGTATGCAGCTAACGTGGACGGATTTCTGCCAGCTCTTCGGAGGTTGGAGATCGACGAAGTCAAAGACCGCGTCTCCGCTCTGGTCGCCTACCATCGTAGAGGGGACGCGGGCGAACGCTAACGTCCGCGCCTGTGGTCCCTTAGTGCTGGACCTGGATGACGGCAGCGCGATGGCGGTGCTCGAGAAGGTCCAAGCGGACGGCCTGGAATTCATCTTCCACACCACGCATTCCACCACGGACGAGCATATCAAGGGGCGGGTCATCATCCCCCTGTCGGAGGAGTGCAGCCCCGAAGCCTTCCGGTCGGTGTGGCAGTACGCCGCCAGACGCTTCAGCGGAGCGGACGTGGCTTGCAAAGACGTCTCCCGCGCCTACTACCTCCCTCCGGAGGGGTGCGTCTACACGCACGTGAAGGGCAAGGCGCTGGACGTGGACTCCATCCCAGCGCAAACCTCCGTCCCCACGGTGCCCCTCGCCCCGCTGGACGTCACCCCGGAGGATCTCGTCCGCCTGGCCAAGGCTCTCGGGAAGCGCACCTCACACAACAGCCAGGTCGCATCCCGCTCTCTCCTGAAGGTGGCCGCCGGGGAGGCCTATGCGGTGGACGGAGAACGGAACAACCTCACTTACGCCCTAGTGGGCTTCGTGGTCCGCCGCTGGCCGACATGCAGCCCCATGAGTGTTGCTGCGGTGTTCGGCCCGAGCCTTAGTCACATGGGCGACGACTGCCCAGACGTGGAGGGCATGGCGGCGCGGCTGCAGCAAGCCATCGCGGAGGAAGCCAAGCCTACCTACTCGGGGTTCTTCGACAGCGAGCGCACAAACCCGCTCACCGAGCGAGAGTTAGACGACATGGCGGCAGGGTTGGAGATGGATCGCGCCATGCTCGAGAGAACCTGGGCACTGAGGTATAGAGGCGGGGAGATCTACATCCGCAACGGACAGGGGAGATACAACTCCCTGGACCCCAGGGCGTTCTCACCGCAGCGAGACCTGGCCGCGGTGCCGGGACTCCGCACCACTCGGCAGACCGATGCAGGGGAGATAGGGCTCAGCCCAGGGGAGTTCCTGGACACCTGCTACCGCATCACGGAAGTGCGATACGACTACGAGATCCCCGCGTGCCGCGTACAGAACGGCATGCTGCTGCAACCTGTCCCGCGAAAGGTTCTGTCGCCGGAGTATCACGCGCCGTTTCAGGAATGGTTTGAGACTCTGGACATCCGCGTGCAGGATTGGATCGTCCGCGCTATCAAGGAGCCCGGCCCCTGCCTGCCCGCCTTGGTGTTCCACGGTGAGCGCGTGGCGGGCAAGTCCTTGTTTGCGGAGGCGCTCGCACGGGTGTGGGAGGCGAATCGTTACTCGGAGTGGGCCGAGGCTATCTCCGAGAATGACGCGGGTAACCTTGCGCATACGCCGGTGGTGTTTGCAGACGAGTCGTTCGAGGCGGATGCTGAGCAGATCCGCAAGCTGGTCTTCCGCGCCACGACGACCATCCGTGCGAAATACCGCGCGGCCACGTCGGTGTCTGGCAACCTGAGGATCCTGGTGGCGCTGAACAACCTGGCGAAATTCAAGCTCGGGGGCAGCCTGAACTGGGAGGAGGTGCAGGCCACCGCGGAGCGCCTCATCTTCATCCAGGTCGGGCCCGACACCCGAGCGGTGATCGAGAAACACTTCCCCCACTGGAACACGTGGAAAGAGGATCACACCCTCACCCAGCACCTGCTGTGGATCGCGGAGAACCACACCCCGGAGACACACCACACGAGGTCCGGCTTCCGGCAGGACTTGGGCGCCGTGGCACTGCTGGCGTCAAAGACAGGACTGAGATCCAAGATCTGCCAGTGGTGTGCGGAGTACATCCTGTCGGGTGCCGTGGACTCCACCGGAGGGAAGGACTCGATTGAGCTCACCGGCGAAGGCCTGCTCATCTCCCCTCGGATTCTCGAGCGCTCTTGGGGTGTACACGGCACCGGGCGGGCGCCCGGACTGGACGCCGTAGCCTCCGCCCTCGAAGGGATTTCGGAGAAAAGAGATCACAGGCACTTGATCTCTCGCGAGGTCCTGTTAGGCTGGGCTGCAGACAAATCCTACCCATCGTTATTCGACTGAGCGGGGTGCATACTAGAGCGAGTTGACCTTCGCTTTACTCCCTGGCTCCCCATTTAAGGGTGCAAAAGGGTTTGGTCGCCTTTCCCCGCTCAGTCGAATAACTGGAGAGCCCAATGAAACTCTATCAGATTGACCCGTATGGCTCTTGTGGCTCACTGGAAGACGCCAAACAAGCCGCTCAGCATAGGGTGGATAGGTTGAACCGATGGCTGAAGAAAAATTACAAGAACTGAAGGAGCTGAAATGATGTTGGACGGTGTAAAGGAGTGGGACTTGTTTGATTGGTGCGGCGTGGTGGCGGTTACGGCCATGGTGGTCTTCATCGTGGCGTTGATGTCCTCTAACGCCCGCAACAACGACACGAGCGACCTGACGCCGGAGGCCCGCGAGTGGGTTGAGGAGTGCGCGCAGTTCAGGGAGCTCGGCGACTGTGTGTGGACGTGGAGACGGCTGCACCCATGAGCGTATCCTGCGGTGACACATATCACTCGTCAGAGGTTGCGAGACCACTCCTGATGAGGCTTCCGTCGCCCGACGCGCCGAGGGATTTGCAATACAACATGTGCGACCCGGATTACATGGCGGAGCGCGTTCGCACCATTCGCACTGCACACTATTCATCCGGGGAAACTCTATCACGAGAGGACGTCGCTGTGCTGCTGCTGCTTGCCGACGACTATTTGCATTTGACCACCTGCGCGTGCGGTCAGGAGCACTGCGTACGGAAGTTGCGGGACATCTGGAGAGCGCGTCGAGGACGCGAGCAATCTAAGGAGCAGTGATGAAGATTACGAAAGACGGCGGGACGTTTGCAGCAGGGACCACGTGGCGGCAAACTGGCGCTAACTGCTGGGGAGTCGCCCTCCGCCAAACCCGCGAGCAGTGGGCCAACAACACTAGCGAGTTCACGGAGGTCGAGTCGTGAGTCACCTCCGCCTGGTGCGGGATGACGAGACGGTCGAGTCCTGTGCCTGGGAGCGCGCTATGTCGACTGCGCGAATCTGCGGTGAGCGCGTTGTCCGCGAGTTCACAACCCAGCCCTCGGATAACGTATACCAGGTCGAGTGGAGATCGGCGCAACGACAGATAGCTCTAGGTCTGATACGGGTGTCGTGCGCGTGGGAAGATATATCGGGGCTCGTGCGCCGTACACACCCAGACCTGCCAAAGCATGGCCGCATCGCGGCATGGCGGATACTGGAGCGTGAGGGGCGCCAGTGGGGCCCTGTCCTTGACGCGTTCGCAGCTTCCGACGTGGACGATTGGGTGTCGCAGCCGACGCAGCCGATCCGCGACCTAACGGAGGTCGAGTCGTGAGCCGCGCTGCCAGGCGACTCCGGACTTTCGCAAAACGGGGAGACGAGATATGAAAAAAGGTTATTCGATCATTGACGGCTTCAAGAGAGACATCATCGCGGAGGAGTCTGCGAACATGGCAATCATGGCGTACCTGCAGAAGTTCCCCGACGAGAAAACGATCCTCGTCGACGGGATGGAATACAAAACCCGCCGCGCTCTGGTGAAGTGCCCTTGATCACTGTCTCCCCTTCCCAACTCGGGCTGTACCAGCGCTGCCCCCGGCGCTGGGCTTTCCGTTACATCGGGAAGATCAAACCACCGCGGCCCTCCTATTACGATTTTGGGGACAGCGCGCACAAGTACCTGGAGAATTGGTACCGTGACGGCGCGGCGATTGATACGAGCACCAAGGAGGGGGACCTGGCGCATCGGCTCTTGGACATCCTGCCCTCCCGAGGCGCCTCCGCACCGGAGCTGCACTTCGTCCACCCTCTCTGCGAGGGCGTGGAACTTCAAGGGTACATCGATCTACTCACGCCGGACGGAGACGGGTGGGCTGTAGACGACTACAAGTTCTACGCCACCATGGATTACGCGGAGACGGAAGCGAGTCTCGCGGAGAATCTACAGGCAAACATCTATTCGTGGGCCACTGGGGGGGACTGTACCTTCTCCATGAACTACGGGCTCAAAAAAGCCAAGACGGTCGAGAAAGTTTCTCGCTGTATGCCTATTGCGGAGACGACCAAATTCGTGCAAGGTCTCGTGCCTACGGCGAGATTGATCGTCGGCCACCTTGCACGAGGGGACGTCAACGCTGTCCCCAGAAACCCAACGGTGTGTGACCACACCAGTGACGGCTGCCCCTACGGGGAGCGATGTAACCTAGGAGAAATTGAGATGGACCAGGAATTTATGCAAAGACTAGAGGCGATGAAGGCGAAAGCCGCGGCGGAAGCGGGAGTAAATCCCCCCGAAGCCGCAGAGTTGGAAACTCCCGCGCCCCCGCCCGAGCCGGAACCCGAGCCGGAACCCGAACCTGTGAAAAAACCACGCGGCCGCCCGCGCAAAGCTCCCGTGACAGCTGCCCCACCGCCGCCCTCACCTCCGGCTGCCCCCGCGCCTGCCGAGACGAAGCTCGCGATCCCCGTCGGAGGCACGGTCACGATCACGATCCGGATCGAGCCGTGATCGAAGACGTCGGCCCCGACGACAAGGTGCACTTTCTGACCTGCGAATTGTGCGGAGAACCCTGTCTTTTGTGGGATGACGATCCTCCGATCCTCTGTGAGTGGTGTGAGGATAAATTGAAAGGGTCCCCCGAGGCGTGAGTCGAATCCGGAACCTGCCCAAACGTGACTGGCAAGCTGAAGCTGTAATCTACGCGGAGGAACTCTCTCGGGAACTCCGCACGCCGCAAGGCACCCAACGGCTTCACCCCATCCAGGCAGCGTGTTTACTGGAGGCCCCTCTATGTGGGGGGCTCTTTGCCAACGCGCGGGTGGGTTCCGGCAAGACTCTCATCTCAGGTTTGCTCCCCACGGTGTTCGGGTCGCGACGCCCTCTGCTACTGGTGCCGTCCAACCTCCTGAAAAAAACGAGAGCTGCCTTCCGGGAGCTCCGCCTTCACTGGCGCCTGCCTCTCTCCTATCGTATCGAGTCGTACTCGAAACTAGGGACCGTGACGGGCGCGAAGATGTTGAGCGAGTACGATCCCGATCTGATCGTCTGCGACGAAGCGCACAAGTTGAAACGGATTTTGAACAGCGCCGTTGCGAAGCGCGTGTTGCGGCACAAGATGAACAACTGGGGTCGCGTCCGCATGTGCTTCCTTTCAGGGACCTTCATGCGTGATGGGTTGATGGACTACGCCCACATGCTTTTCATGGCGCTGGGTAAAGGCGCTCCCGTTCCCCTGAAAACAGGAGACCAGGAAACCTGGGCCTCGTTATTGGATCCAAGGGGGGATGGGACCGAATACCAATTCCTGTCCGAGGATCTTGGCGCCGTGCGGAATCGAGAAGAGGCGCAAGACGCCTACCGGGACCGGCTCGTCAGCGCCCCCGGGGTGATCGTCTCGACGCAGACCTACACGGAGCGCGCTTTACATATCGAGTGTCACGAGGTGCAGGCTCCTGTGATGATGGACGATCTCTTCGCGCCACTGAGGTTGGACTGGACTGCGCCCGACTCCTGGACTTTCGGGGATGCCTTCGGGGTTTACGCTTGCGCACGCCAGCTGGGCATGGGGTTCTCCGCGAAGCATGTACCCTGGCCTCCGGAGGATTGGTACAAGGCACGCACCGCGTTCTGCTCCGACACCCGTAGCATCATTGAGTGCTCGGACAAGCTCGACTCCGTGTACCAGATCAAAGGCGCGTGTGAGCGGGGTGAGCTGCAACTGGACTCCTACGACGAGTGGAAAGAGCTCGAGCCCACGTTCAAAGTCACCCGGGAGACCGTCTGGCATTCGTACCACGTCCTCGATAAAATCCAGGAGCTCGTGGCGAAGAGTGGACGGAGGACCATCGTGTGGACCACGTCCGTGGAGCTCGGGCGTGAGTTGGAACGTCGGACGGGTTGGTGTTTTTTTCAACAGGACGCCTGTGATCTCAGGGGCAGGCTCATCGACAACGTCCGTGACAAGATCGTGATCGCCAGCTACCAGGCGTGCCGCGAGGGACACAACCTCCAGCGCTGGCAGCACAACGTTTTCACCTCACCTCCGGCGAGCGGGCTGGACTTTGAGCAGTGGTGCAGCCGCACGCACCGGGACTACCAAACGGAGGACGTGACGTGCGACGTGCTTCTGACTTGCACGGAGGACCTGGATGCGGTAACTAAAGCGATGCGGACAGCGGAGAGCACCAAAGCCACGCTCGGTTTTGAGCAGAAGCTCCTCTTCGCCACGGTGGCCATTCCACAAATCAAGCAACAGGGGTACGCCTTCTACAGGAAATGAGATATGCAAAAAAAAATCTGCGTGGATTTTGATGGAGTAATCCACTCGTACGACAGCGGCTGGCAGGGCGCGTGCCAGATCCCCGACCAACCTGTCGACGGGGCGTTTGAGTGGCTGGGGCGGCTCGTTTGGCAGGGTTTTGAGGTGTCGATCTACTCGGCTCGCTCAAAGGAGGAGGGGGCCATTGAAGCCATGCAGCGTTGGTTTACAGACCATGATATCAGTGTGTGGACCTTGGAAAGATTGAGGTTCCCTACACAGAAACCTGCCGCCCACCTGACAGTGGATGATCGGGCTTTCTGTTTCCAAGGGGACTTCCCTAGTGTCGGGTGGGTTGAACGATTCCAACCGTGGACTAAATTAAGGCGGAACGAATGAAGATCCTACCAACTGTGATCGGCGCAGTAGTCGGGGCACTCCTCGACTTCGTGCTTCGAAAACTGACCAACAAAAAGAAAGAGCAGAATGACGACAACAGAGACACATGAGTACGACCTCAGCGCAGAGGACATCCAGAACTACAACCACCGGCAGGAGGCATCATGGCTCCCCGACACAGACGGGACGTTTGACTTACACCTCACAAGCGCGGAGTACAAGCCGAGTGATGGGACCTCGTTCCCCATGTACTTCTTCACGTTCAAGCTGCTCGGGTTCAATTGCCCCAATACCATTGTCAACGAGACGTTGGTGCCCGGGGGCAGTCTTATGAAAATCTGCCACAAGATCGAGACCATGGGCCTCGAGGACTGGAAGCGAAAATCACGTGCGCTAAAAGAGCGGGGGCTACTCTTCGCGCTGCACGGGAAAGACTTCCAGGAGGCAGCGTCGTACGGGGAGCTGCGGAACCAGCTCGTCGCCGCGAGTGATGCGGGGGTTCTGGAGCAGATGTTTGAGACCGGCGAGATCAAGGACATTAGGATCAGCCAAGTCCGCAAGGAGCTCAAGGAGAGCAGGGAGCTCCGCAAGGTGAAGCCCGACGCGCCCATCAAGTACGCCAAGATCCCAGCTCAAACCTTTATGAGTCTGTGATGGGAGAGACCACGTTCGATCTTGAGACGGACATCATCCGTCCAGGCATGCCGGCACCTCCGCCGGTGTGCCTGGCGTGGTCTCGCGGCTCAGAGAAAGGGCTCTTGATTCGTGAGGAGATGGAGCCCTTTCTCCCTGAGTTGCTCGCTTCCGATCTGATCATCGGGCACAACGTCATCTACGATCTCCTCGTGTCGTACGAGTGGTTTCCAGATTTCCGTGATGCCGTCCTTGACGCGCTCCGGGAGAATCGCGTCCTGGACACGATGCTACTTGAGCGCATTGGGCAGATTCAAGGGCAGGCTTCACAAGGGCCTCTGGCTCTGGACGAAGTCGTAGTCCGCTACGGCATGCCCCGCCCAAGCAAGGACACAGCTATTCGGCTGACCTTCGGGAGGTATCTCAACGGCGGAGACCTGCCAGCGGCGCACCGAGAGTACGCCCAGTCGGACGCCGTCATCACGCAGACTTTACTCAAGAGGCAGAGGGGGCGGATTGGCTTCCGTCAGCAGGACATGGGGTGGATGGTCCGCACCGCGTTTGCTCGCAACCTCACCTCCGCTCGAGGCCTCCGCACACGCGCCAGCGGCATTGAGGATCTCCGCAAGGGGGTTGAGTCGCAGATCGATCACCTGCTGCAGCGGGCGTTGGACAACGGGTTCTTGGTACGCAAGACGGACGCCAAGTTCGCGTCCGATCTGCGCCACCGCCAACGTGAGGGCAAGGAGGGGGAGCCTTCCTGGTTCTCCAAGAAGATGGAAGTCATCAAGGGGGCCGTCACGGAGGCCTACGAGGGCGCGGCGCCGAAGACGGACAAGGGGGGCGTAGCCACCGACCGCGTGACGCTGGAAGACTCTGGGGATCCGGAGCTCGAGGCGTTCGCCGGGTACGGACAGAGCAGCGCGATACTCGCTAAAGATCTCCCCCTGCTCGAGGCCGGGGTGCACCAGCCTATCCACACGCGTATGAGCTGGGCGGCAACTCTGCGAAGCATCAGCAGCAATCCCAACATCCAGAACCTCAGGGGGGCCCCTGGGATCCGTGAGTGCTTTGCGCCTCGTGAGGGGCACTGTTTCGTGCAGTTCGACATCGGTGGGCTGGAGCTCGGGACGTTCGCTCAGTTACTGATCTGGAGGCACGCCAGACGGTCCGTAGCTGACGCCATCAACGATAACCACGATTACCATTGTGGGGTTGCGGCGGTGTTGATGGGTATTCCGTACAAGGAGGCCTTCGCACGAAAACAGGCCGGGTGCCCCGAACTGAAAAAGAACCGGGACATCTCCAAGGTGGCGCTATACGGCCGAATGGGCGGAATGTCTTGGAAGAAGCTGGTCCCGTACGGTAGAGGACGAACGCCCCCGGTGTTCCTCGAGAAGGAATTCTGTGAAGGCCCTTTGAGGAATGCGGTTGAGGCGGCGATGCCGGAGATCCCCTTCTATCTCAAGCAGATCCGTAAGCTCAAAAATCCAACGGACCTGTACGATCTGGCGATACCTGGCACCCACATCATGCGGCGCAACGCCACCTACTGCGCCGCGGCGAATACCGGGTTCCAAGGTCTGGGCGCCGTGGTGACTGGGCACATCCACTGGCTACTCGCGGAGGCGTGCCTACGTGGAGCGCTACGGGGGTGCGCGCTGTTAGCGTTCATTCACGACGAGTGGATCATGGAATGTCCCATCGGCCGCCAGGACAAGATGTCTAAGGTGGCGAGATCCATAGTACGGAACGGCTCGGCGGAGATTCTCCCCGACGTGCCCCTTGACTCAGCGCCGTGCGCGATGTCAGTCTGGTCGAAGATGGCCGAAGCAATCTACACAGACGGAGAACTGCAGATATGGAAGCCCTAAACACCATCACGATCCGAAACACCATAGTGGGGGTGCAGATCACATTCACCGACATCCATGGGAGGAGCCGGACCACGTGCCCCCGAACCACGGTACAGTTGGCCGCACATGAGGCTGAACGACTCCTCCTGTCCGAGGACTCCTCCTCTTGGCTCACCACACTACAGGGGGCGAAGTGAGAGCCTACCATATTACATCCGACACCCTCCGTGACGGACGGCCCCTCCCCGCCATCGGTGAGACACTCCACCACGACGGTCCCGTGCGGCTCTGCGCCAGTGGACTCCACGCCTCAATACACATACTTAACGCCCTGAAATATTGCCCGTACAACCCTACGTGGATCCATGTGGTGGAATGTGAGGGAGAAATCCAACAGGGAAGCGACAAACTCTCCTGCAGCCAACGCACCATCGTGGAATCCCATCCGTGGGACACCCGTGCCGTGGTGATTCTGGCACTGGAGTGCGCCGCGCTATCCTGCGCCTCCGCGGGGGCCCCCTACCAGGATCTGTTAGACGTGGCCCACGATCCTAATAGTACATGGCAGCAGATGCAATCCGCCGCCCTCGACGCCTACGACGACGCCCTAGCCCCCACCGCCCTCACCGCCCGCCACGCCTACCTTGAGGCCTGCTCCGACGCCGCCCTCACCGCCCGCTACGCCGCCTACGACGCCGCCTACACCGCCCGCTACGCCGCCTACGACGCCGCCGCCCGCGCCGCCAACGCCGCTGCCAACGCCGCCAACGCCGCTGCCGCCGAAGCCGCCGCCTACACCGCCTACACCACCGCCCTCCCCGTGTGGGAGACCGGGGAACTGCGAGCTGTCGAATTACTGACGGGAGGCGCGAAGTGAGCGCGCTGGACGCCCAGGTCGGGGGAAACCACTACAAGAAATATGGGATTCAGCCCGTGGAGATGTACGAGGCTCACGACTGCCCTGCCCTCGAGGCCCTGGCGTTACGGTACGTAATCAGGTGGGCCGACAAAAATGGTAAGGAAGACCTGCGCAAGGCCTTGCACCTTTTGGATGTGATGGACGAGCTGAGGGCGAATCCCCCGGAGGTCAACGTGGGCGCCTTTTTGGCCCAGTTCCCTCACAGAGAGCAAATGGCCTTGATGGCGATCATGGCCGAGAAGCGCGACGACGCTCGACACATCCTCCAGGTGATCCTGAGGGACGCTCGCACACTGTTGGGTAGGAAATGAGCCATTTCGTATTGCTGGGGGGCTGCCTGGAGTTGATGCCAGGTTTTGACGAATCCAGCGTCGACGCCGTCGTCACGGATCCCCCGTACGGGATCGACTTTCAAGGGCGGGAGTGGGATCGTCAGGTCCCCGGTCCTGAATACTGGGCGGAGTGCCTTCGAGTGGCGAAGCCGGGCGCGTGGTTGGCTGCAATGGGGGGCCCAAGAACCTACCATCGACTAGCGTGTGCCCTTGAAGATGCAGGGTGGGAGATCCGCGACTGCCTGTGCTGGCTCTACGGCTCCGGAATGCCTAAAGGCCCGAGCACTGAGCGCGCTGGCATGAACGGTAGAGGCACTTGCTTGAAGCCAGCGTGGGAGCCAATCGTGCTAGCCCGGAAGCCCTATACCGGTGCCATACTAAGGAATCTAGACACTTACGGTACCGGCGCCCTAAACATCGACGACTGCAGGATCCCCGCTGACGCCGCCGATTTTGAGAAACTGCAAAAAGGTGTTGACGCCATCCGTGCACGCGGTGGTGTAATGGAGAATTCCTGGGCCAACGACTCCGACCTCACTGGCGCCAACCCGGCAAGCCCTCTCGGGCGCTGGCCCGCCAATGTCATCTTGGACGAGGAAGCCGCGGCGCAGCTGGACGCGCAGTCCGGGGACCGACCGGGCATGAGCGCGAGTCGATTCTTTTACTGCCCGAAAGCATCGAAGTCTGAGAAAGAGGCCGGCCTGGAATCCTTGGAGTTTGGTACGACGGATGACGGACGGAAGACAGCGGCGAGCACACCTCACCAAAGGGGGAAGACCCTTCGGAAGAACACCCACCCCACCGTGAAGCCCATCGCGCTCATGCAGTGGATCGTGGAACTCATCTGCCCTCCGGGAGGGGTGGTCCTGGATCCTTTCTGCGGCTCCGGCAGCACGGGGTGTGCCGCGCTGTGTGCGGGTAGAGACTTCATTGGCATAGACTTGGATCCGAAGTCCGTTGAGATCGCGGAGATGCGAATTGACAAGTGGTCCTAATGCGAAAGCTTGCCAAAAGCGGGTGGGCGTGATATCTAATGACTGGCCCTCCGGCTCGTGTGACGTAAGTGGGTTCCGTCGCGTGAGTCGGAGGGCTTTTTCTTTTGGAGGTGACATGAAATCCCTGAAGTACGACCTGCTCGAGGCCACCTTAGTATGCGCGTTCTTTGCACGTAATCGTGGTGAGGACTATACAGACACCAACTTCGTGACGGACGTCAGTGCCGCCTTCCTGGCAGTGCGAGAGGAGACCCCTGAGGTGCTTAGGCACATGGTGCAAGCGATGAGGGAGCACGTCATGCACACTTACCCCGAAGAGAGCGGCGGAGTTGACCCTAATTCAATCAATTGATCCCGGGGTCAAGTTCGGCTCTGCGCTGATCGAAGGCGGGAAGCTAATCTGGTCCGGGCGGCACCTGCCCGTGAGGGAGGTCGACCTTGCGGTGTGTGAGGACCAGCACAGTCGTGGCGCGAAGACACGCCAGAAAACAATTTACCGCACCTGCCAAACGGCGGGATGGCTGCTAGCACACACCCTCGCGAAATCTCATGGCTATGTCTCGGTCGCGGACTGGCGAGGCGCTCTGCTCGGGCGCCCCCAGATCAGCAAGCTTGCCTCGTGCCGCGAGGTCTGGCGCATGGTCGGGCCTCTCCCGGGGGTGCCCGAGATCCCCACAGACACGACCCCCGAGGTCTGGCTCGACGAGCTCGACGCCATTGGGATCGGACTGGCCGTGCACAAGGCTCCGAACATCGTGAGGAAAATCGCTCGTAGACTTCGGAGCGTTTTCCAGGTACCCTAGAAACATGCTACAAGTAGTTCCGGATTCCGTCGAACCCTGGAAGCAGCTTACCCACGAGAGCGAGGACGAGTTCCTTTACTTCCTGTCGTGGCTCCACGGTGAGCGGGAAATCCCCACACACCAAGTAGCCGTCAAGAACTCCTGGGCCGCGCGCGCGAAGGCATTTGATGAGCGCCTCTCCGTCCCCCTCCCCACGGATCGGGATGGCGCCATCCGTGAGAACTTCCGCATGCTGGCCTACCTCGGCAGCCGGAAGTTGATCCGCCGCGAGCAGGGGAGCGACGAGATCAACATGAGCGTACGCGACTTGGTAACCGTCATGGCGTTCCTGGACGGGCAAGACACGGCCGGAGGGGAGGCCGAGATTGATTGGTCAAAGATTTCCGATTCGGAGTTTGACATCATCAACCAAATAACGCAGAAAGGAAGGACGTAGACCCACCAAAGGAACCCAACATGTCCCACAATCTAATATGGATTGACATCGAGACCACTGGCCTCAACGCCTCAGAGGACTCGATCCTGGAAGTCGCCGTCGTGGCCACGGACTCGACGCTCAAGGAGCTAGCGTTTAAGGAGGTCGTCGTCCGACAAGACGATAACACCCTGAGCAGAATGTGCGACCGCGTCCTGCAGATGCACGTCAAGACCGGTCTCGTGGACAAGGTCCTGTCCGAAGACTCTTTGCCCTCAGACGAAGCCGAGACCCTCCTGTGTCAGTGGATGGAAGTCTACAACGTCCCGAGCCGTAGCGCGATGTGCGGAAGCTCCGTGCACTTCGACCGCGCGTTTCTGAAAGTAGACATGCCTCGGTTGGAGGGGATGTTCCATTACAGAAACTTCGACTCAACGTCCCTGCTCATTGCCCGCGGTCTGTTCCCGAAGCGGTTCGGGAGCGTCAGCCAGATGCGGGGGACGAAGCACAACGCCCTCGACGACATCCGCCAGTCCATCGCGTTGGCTCGGGGGTTGTTGGCGTGACGTTCCATGAAATGGTGGCGTACGTTGCCGATCAATTCGGCCTCACACCCGAGCACCTCCAGGAACGCGTCATGCGTCAGCCCCTCCCTCTGGTGCGGGGGGTTGTTTGGTCTATCGCCACAGAGCAGTACGGTTACAGCGTCTCGGGGTGGGGATGGCATCATACATCCGTCACCCATGCGATATCCACAACTCGTCAAAACCCCCTCCCGATCGTCCAGAGCCTGCTCAAGAAAGATTACTCACAATGCTAGCCGGATGCGATATCAGCAAGTACCAGGCCCCCAACGCCTCAGGAGAGACGTTCCAAGTAGGAAAGGGGTTCCATGCCTACGACACCTTCGACTTCCTCTATATTAGAGCGTTCTACGGAGATCGGGAAGACCGCTCCGTAGCGAATCACTCGTACAACTGTCTACGCGCAAACGTGCCCTACGGCTATTACCAGTTCTGGCGCCCGGGCTGTTCCGTTCCCGCGCCTGAGGCGTTGGGAGGCGCGAGCCTAAGGATGGCATTGGACGTGGAGTCAAATGACAAGTACGATCCACCACTGACCTCCAGCTCCGCCTCTGAAATCATGGAGTACCTGAGGCAGTTTCGGGCTGAGCATGGGTACGATCCGGTCATCTACACGAGCCAGAGGGACTGGGGCAAGCTCGGGATCCCTTATCCGACCCAATGCCCCTTGTGGGTAGCTCACTGGACGAATGCCCCCGACCCGGCCCTGCCTGCAGGCGCAGAGGACTACGCGATCTGGCAGTACAGTAACAGTGGGGGGAACTTGGACCTCGACAGAGCGGAGAGCTTGGAGCCGTTCCTGATTCCGTCTAAATCCAGTGACACCACACCCGACTTAGATGGGGAGCTAATCACTCTCGCGGAGGCCTACGTCAAGGAGATGGTAGGCTACGCCGGCTCCGCGGAGGATACAGTGAACCTCGCCTACGAGACGGCCGCTCTCGTACTCGCCCGCCGGAGGGGGGAGTGATCCGGTATGAAGTCTGGACGCTGCACGCCTCCGGCAAACAGCTTCTCGCGTCGGTGTGGCTCACACGGGAATCCGCAGACGGGCACGCGGGTTGCCTGGACTCCCAGCGCAAGGCCTGGGAAAGCTGGCCGATCTACCATGTGGTGGAGGGGATTACCATGCCGGAGCGGGAGGGTATTTACGACTACCGCGGGGCCTCGTACCGCATTACAAAATTGATTACATCGTGCCCGACGTGCGGGCACCCCCACGCAGAGGACTCTCTGAAGTGCCGCGCATGTGAAAGAACGGCAGAGGCCCAAACGGAATTGGACTCCTGCAGTGATGGCGTCTTTTACGTGGGGTACAACGAACGCGCAAGGGAGTCGAAAGCTAAGCTCAAAGCTAGGGTGGACGAGGCGTGGGCCGCTTACGACGCCGCCTATTTCAACACCCGTGCCTCCAGCGCCGCCTACGATGACGCCCGTGCTGACTACCTCGAGGCCTACGAGGCCTACGAAAGTGTAGACGATGAGTGACATCAGTGACAAGGACCGAACGTTCGCTGTGTACGTCCACCACGGGCGGTGCGAGAAATGAAAGCCGCAATATTCACGGGGTCGCGCGAGTGGGTGGACCTGGAGCCCGTAGCCCTGGAGCTCCCCCTTTGGGACGTAGTCATACACGGAGACTGCCCGAAGGGCCTTGATGCCGTAGTGGCGGGCATGCGTCAGGATTACGATACCCTCATACCCATGCCCGCCCAATGGGACAAGCACGGTAGAGCCGCTGGCCCGAAGCGCAACGCGGAGATGTTGAAGGTGCTGCTGGCCCTGCGTGAGTGTGGATACGAGGTCAGCGTGCAAGCTTTCCCGCTGGGCGTCAGCAAGGGTACTAGAGGAATGATGCGCCTAGCGGAGACCTCCGGCGTTGCTGTGGAGGTCCACACGTGATCCAGCGCGCCGAACTTGCCCGAGAGCATGCCCGGCGACACGGGTTCCTGGGTTTCGCGAGGGCGTTTTGGCACCTCGCGGAACCGAGCGCGGCGTTCGTGGAGAGCTGGCATCACGGGGCGATGTGTGAGTTCGCCACGGCGTTCTCGATGTTTCAGTTCAAGATCGGCGTGGTCAACGTCCCCCCGTCCCACACAAAATCGCTGCTCTTCCAGGTCCTCTGGCCAGCCTGGGTGTGGTCTCAGCGCCCTGCCGAGGCGGTGATGTCGGTGTCGTACGATCTCAACCTCGTGGTTAAGCACGCGGAGCGCACCTACGACGTGGTGTCCTCTCCCCTTTTCCAACAGGCCTTCCCTGGCAAGGTGACCATCAAGGGGTCGAAGCCCTCCTTCCGCGACTACTCCAACACCGCTGGGGGTCGCAGGTTTTCCACCTCAATCGACGGAAAATCCACCGGCACGCACGCGGATTACCAGGTACTCGACGATCCCGTCAAGGCCAAAGACTTCACCGTGGTGGAGCTGGACAAAGCTTGGTCCCGAATCTCTAGGACGTTCTCCACGCGCCATCGTAACGCCGAGCGCTTCTCTCGCTTGCTCGTGATGCAAAGGCTTCACGCGATGGATCCCGCACAACGTTTCCTCCAACAGCCGGGCACCGAGCACCTGTGCCTGCCCTTCGAATACGTGCCCCAATGTAGTTGGGATCTCGGGAACTCACTGGGGATCGCCGATCAGCGCACGGAGCCGGGCGAGGTGCTGTGGGAGGCGAGGTTCCCTACCCCCGAGTCCCGCGCCCTCGCGCGCGCTAACCTCGGAGGCGAGGCAGACGCACAACTCCAACAGAACCCTACGCCCGGCACGGGGGGTTACGTCGAGGAGTCATGGCTCGAACTGGTGTGGCAAGACCTCCCCTTGGACTGCATATTCTTCCAGTCCTGGGATTTCGGGCACAAAGGGGAAAAGGCCAGTCATTCTAACTCTGTGGGGCAGCTGTGGGCGGCCACGTCGTCTCTTGTCAAGGCGTACCGGCTGACCAATTCCCGCACGGACCGGGAGAAGGGGCACGCCCCCGAATTCGAAGAGGTGCGTCTGGCACCCGCTACTCGCTTTCTCCTGGTCGACGAAGTAGCGGGGATCTGGAACTACCCAAAATCCCGCATAGAATTCCGCGCCGCGCAAGACCGACCCTACTGGGATCGCGCCGACGTGAAGATCATTGAGGACAAAGCCAACGGCGTGGCGATCCGCCAGGATTTCGACGCGGAGGTCCCTGGTCTGATGGCCGTGGAGGCGGAGGGTTCGAAAGAACTCAGATTTAAAGTCCAGACTACCAAATTTGCTGGAAAACTGGTAGTCTATCCGGATGCAACTTTTGCGGATGTCAATCGAGCGGAGCTAGTGGGTTTCCCGAATTTCGGAAAAGACGACCGCGTGGACACCACGTCCCAATTCCTCCGTCTTGCGGGGGAGCTCACCGGCTACAATGCGGATCTAGCCGCCGCGGCAAAGGCCTTGATTGAATGACCAACTACATAGCAGACGCAGCCGGGACCCTTCGGAAGGACGGAATCTACAATACGGCAACAGGGCTGGGCCTCAGCACATCCGACCGCGGCAAATGCATGGCCGTGGAAGATATGCCTTTTCTGACCCAGGCAGAGTTGGACGTCCTGTGGGCGCAGAACTGGCTGGCGCAGCGCGTGGTGCGCGCGGTCGTCGACCACGCCATGGTGCGTGGGTTCGAGATCGACGAGGATACTGACGGCTCCAAGCTGAAGGCCTGGCGGAAGTTGAACCACGAGAGATACTCCGAGGGCGCCTTACAGCGCGCGCACTACTTGTCGGGAGTCTACGGCGGTGGAGGTGTTTTCCTGGGCTACGGCGCTGGGGGCGGGGCGCTTGACAGGGCTCCGCCCGAGGCCGGGAAACTGGAATTCCTTGATGCGTTCTCCTGTTTCGATCTCCAAGCCACCCAGAGGTATGAAAAAAAGAACGACCCAAAACTGAGATTTCCCGAGCAGTACCTGGTCCAAGGCTCTCACCCGCGCAACGAGATGGAGTTCCATGAGACTCGCCTGCTGCGCGTTGTGCGCTCCCCTGCCGTGAAAAAGAACCAGAAAGAAGAGGACGTCTCCGCATCCCCGGAATGGGGTATTTCCCTGTTGCAGCCGATCTGGGACGATCTCGGTCGTTACGCCATGGCGTGGGCTGCGGCTGGAAACCTTCTTCAAGAGGCGAGCACCCCTGTGTTCACCTTGAAAAATCTGCACCGTGCCATCGCGCAGAAGGGGCGCCAGTTTCTCATCGACCGCATGGTAAGTTTCAATCACGGGAGCTCCATCCTAAAGTCGGTAGTGCTCGAAGAGGGGGAGGAGTACAGGCGCGAGTCCGTCAGCTTCGCAAGCCTTCCCCAGACGCTGCAGGCTATCATCGTGAGCGTCGCGGGCGCGGCGGGCATCCCTGTGACGGTGCTGTTTAAACAGGCGCCCAGTGGCCTCAGCGCCACCGGGGAGAGCGATCTCCGGCAGTGGGACGACTACTGCGCGGCCTACCAAACCTTGTTCTTGAAACCCCAGATCGAGTTCCTGCTGGGCGCGCATCTGGGCACGAAAGTGACGATCACCTTTCCGCCCCTCAAGACTCCGACTCAGCTGGAGCTGGAGCAAGTCCGGAATCTTCGAATAACAGGAGACCGCATCGTCTGGGAGTCGAGTCTGGGCACGGATAAAACCTGGGCATCGGCTTTGGCAGCTGGTATACGTATAGAAGACTCCGACGAATTTGCTGCCGGGGTGGAGGACCTAGATGATCAAATCGATAGTGGAGACGAGCCTGACAACAGTGGAGGCGCTGGATCGAATTTCGGTGGAGCTGGGTTTGAGCCTAACGGCGGACGCCCTCCGAATGCGGCTGAAGAGGGCGGGCCTGCCGAATCTGACGACCCTGCTGGGGACGAAGGCAGCTGATCGAGTCGAGGCTCGCAAAACCCGCGACCGACTAGCTGCATCAAAGCGGCAGCTGCGCTCTCACGAAGAAGAGATCTCCACGCTCCGAGAAAAGGTGGACCTTTATGAGAGCCTACCGGAACCGGCCCCTGTACCGGTTCCACGCCGCAACTCCGGGGGCAAACGCCACGGGGCATTCGTCGTGTTGGCTTCCGATTGGCACATCGGTGAAACCGTAGACCCCATCAAAGTAGCGGGCGTCAACGAGTACAACCCCGCCGTCGCGAAGCAGAGGGCAGAGAGATTCTTCCAGGGCGTTGTGCGCCTTGTGGACACCCATCGCGCCACGTTCGACATCCCCCAGATCGTGATGTGGTTCGGAGGGGACTTGATGACCGGGCACATCCACGAGGAGCTGATGGAAGGCAATGCCATGTCCCCCGTCGAGGAGGTTATCTGGCTACGCGACACCATTCTATCCGGGATCAACTTTGTCCGGTCGGAGACTGGCGCCCAACTCATCGTGCCCTGGGATTTTGGCAACCACGGCCGGACCACCCCAGGACGGCGCATCGCGACCGCAGGGGAGAATTCCTACGAATACATGCTGGGGCAAATCTTGGCAAAGGATGTCCCGGAGCTGCGGGTTGATTTGTCCAAGCACACCTACGTGGACGTGATGCACCACACGCTGCACTTCTGTCACGGGGATGATGTCCGCTACGGCGGGGGTGTCGGCGGCTTGGACGTGCCTTTGAAAAAAGCCATCATGGGGTGGGACAAGGTCAAGCGCGCGGACTACCACCACATCGGGCACTTTCACCAGACCGGCTACGGGACCAACTACATCACCAACGGGAGCCTTATCGGTTACGGGGAGTACGCCTACTCGATCCGAGCCAACCCCGAACCACCTCGTCAGGCGAGTTACGTGCTTGACGCGAAGCGAGGGCGGTGTATGATGACTGACATATGGGTATGACTAGATTTCACGGGCCGATGAAATTTCGCCCCCCGAGGGGTGACGCTCGCGCGCGCCGCTGCGCGGAGTGCGGCCAAATCCACTATGGAGAGGAGTGCTCCGGAATCAATGAACTCTACGGAGAGGCCTGGGAGGCCCGTGAGACGGAAGACCTAATGCGTGAAGTCGAGGAGGCCCTAGGCTTCCGGTTGGAGGTGGCAGAATGAACAATTACATCGTGAAAATACCCGTAATTTGCTGGGAGATCGTGCGCGTCAAGGCGGACTCTGAAGAGCTCGCCGTCGAGGCGGCGGCAGACCTCCGATCCGAGGAGTACGAATACGACACGGACCTTTTCACGGCACCCCAAGTGGAGGAAGAGGTACCGTGACACCCCGTCCCTTCCGCAAATGGCAGTTACCCCGCTGGATTGACCACACTGTGTCCTACCTCTACCTGCGCATCGTGGGGAGTAGATGCATAGGCTGTGGCGCCTCCCTCCCGTGGGACGAGCACCTATGTGAGGATTGCAGGCGGATCGATCACTCCATGGACGGCTGCCGTGGCCTCCCGTCGTAGGAGATCGCTGAAGGCCCGCAAAGGGTCCCGCAAAGCGAGCCGATTCAACGACCTCCAGGCCGCTCGCATGGAGGTCGTTTACCGGAAGGGCATTAAGGCGGGCCGCGTCTCTCGATCCCTCTCTCTGGAGATCTGGCGCATAGGAGAGCGCAGCGTGCGCAAGGTCGAGGGTGACATCCTCAAGATCCCAGGGATCGCTCCTGACGTATTCGAGGGGATTGATTCGACCAAGAGCTTGGCGAAGTTTCGCCGCACCAATGTGGACTTGATCAAGGACCTCACCCAGCAACAGAGGGAGGCCGTCTCCCAGACGTTGCAGAACTTTCGGGACGCCCGACCGAAAGAGCTCGCCGAGGAGTTGCGCCGGGTGACCGGGGTTAGTCAGGCGAAGTCCGACCTCTGGGCGAGGGACCAGACTCTAAAATACCACAGCCAGATCGACGAGGCCCGCGGTAAGACCGCCGGGCTGGAGCACTATATTTGGCGCACGGCGGGTCCAGGGGACGAGCGCACTCGCGAAAGTCACGCCGCGCTCGAGGGCCTGCGCTTCCATCGGGGCAATCCCCCGGAAGTAGGCCATCCCGGTGAAGATTACCAATGTCGATGTATTCGTGAATGGGTGCTGACGTGAAATATTTCACGGACCAGTGACGTCAAACTCTTGCAGGGGGGCGGTGAGTTATGGCAGTGGGGGCTGTCTCAGTGTTAAACTTCGGCCCATGAGTGCACTGTCGGATTTCGCAGAAGCGACCGTAGAGGGCCTGCTCGGAGAGGCGACTCCGGATATTGAGGTGTCAATCCCCGCCACCAATCTGGTTGTCAAACTCACAGGTGTGGACCTGGAGATTTGGGATTCGGATGTACTGGCATTCGGTGGACTGTTCAACCACACCGACAGCGTCAACGGCCTGCAGTGGGGGAGAGGGTACCATGGTCTGCGGCTCGAGAAATGCGATTCGGGGGATTGGGAACTGCGACATGCTGGCATCTGTGGACGGGGGGCTGATCCGGAGGACGCCATCACGGCGGTGTTTGCTCCATGAGCCGTATCCCGGATCGAGTGCTCAAACGCCTCGTCGCTAACCAGGGGGTCCTTGAGAAAGCGCACACGAGCACACCGGAAAAACGATTGTCCAACCGTCAGGTCTATTTACTAGTCCTAGATCTACTAGATGCACGGGGAGGGCCGTAAAACACTTGACCGAGGGATTCCTGCAGCTATAGTAAATAGCATGCAGACGCAACGACCTAGTCAAGCCCCGACACTTACCCCCTCCGAGTACTCTGACCTCATGGCAGAACTGAACCCCACCACTGAGGTGCCCGTGATCGCTCCCCAGGGGAACACAGACCGGCTCCTAGACCTGGTCTTCGGGGTGGACCTATCCCAGGCGAGCCTAGCCGAGGGGTCACAATGAAACGGCAAGTAGTGTCGCTGTTGCATGGAGCGACGGACTTCTGGGACAATTCGCTGTCGCGAGAAGACACCGTCGTCCACGAGGACTGGATTGAGATTCTGCCCCCTCTCCACCTGCACGGCGTGGCGATGACGTCCAGTGTCAGACAGTCACACCTAGGGCGCTCTCAGGTCATGGAGGCCAATTACGCTGACGGCACTCTACTGACTTACTCTGTGTCAGATGGCCAATGGCGGACCGACGGTGGATCTCCTGCCTGGACTCCATGGCGCTCACTCGCTATGGCGGGAAGAGCTCGGACGGCCGGGCGGATTAAGGAGAGGCGATGGTCCCTCCCAAAGGCATGTCCCGGCGTCCGAGAAGACGGCAGGGTGAAGTGGATGCACCTGGACGAGCCTACCACGGACACGGACCTAGGGCCGGCAAAGTGGCTTCGTGTGTGGGGAGACTCCCTGATCGCCGTGCCCCGCCCGTCCCTCCTACTGGCGGGGTCCAAGGTCGAGATCGTTAAGGAGGAGTACTACGAAAACGGCACATGCATCTACGCCGACTATGGGGTCTGCGCGGTGGATCTGGTGGACGGAGGGTACCTCCTACACTACGCCAGTGGAGACAGGTCGTGGCGATTCGGAGGCACCTACACTACGCCCTGGCATGCGACCACCGCATTCGGGGTACAGGTAGGGCAGACGGGGGGCATCGGGTGGATGGATGGCGCATGGGACGTGATCATTCGCGCCAAGGGTGTGACGGTGTCTCACGGCGGGAGTGCCGCGACGTCTCGGACCCCGTTGAGGGCAGCTCAGAAACTTCGAAAGGTGCAAAAAGGCAAATAACTGGGCCTCAGAATTAGCCCTCCTAACCCCCTGGGAGGGCTAGGAACCGAAAGCCCGGCCACATGGTCGGGCTTTTTAATGTCTCACATACCGCTCGGTATGCGATAAATACGGAGAAAATCATTTTTGGATTTAATTCGGCAATAAAGATCGGAGGGAAATCATTTTGTGGATTTAATTCGGCAATAAAGGCGAAAACTAATTTAATTAAAAACCTCAATGAATCTGGCAAAGCATTACAACTGTAGCCCCCCGCGTGTGTGTCCGAACTTCCTATACTATCTATATATTTTACTATTACCTATATACTATTAAAGGATCTCTATTATAAGTCTGGGTGCACACGCGGGGGGCTACAGTTGTGATCGATTGTTCAGCCCTTGACAAGGCCCTCTAGGCGCCCCAAATTGCCTGGCATGAAACGGACCCTGACCCCCTCTGAATTCCACCCCTACGATTTCGCGCTCGGGGACACACTCCAGGTGCACTTCGTCGCAGGCTACAGGTCACGCGTCATGGAGGTCCGAGGTTGGACTTACGGCCGCCTGGACGGCGTGCGGTTGTCCGGAGATCCCACTGCCCTCTCCGAGCAAGAAACCCCCTCGACGCTCTACCCCTGGCGGGATGGCCTAACGCTGAGCTTAGAAGGCAGCCGTACGCGCTCGGTGGCTCGTGTGGTGCACTGGACCCAGGAGGGCCACACACCGGCCTCTCCGACGAACCTCGTGGCAGTAGGACGTGTCGACCTCGCATGTGACCCCCCTCCGGCAGAGCAGGTGGTCGAGAGGCTGGAGGCGTGTGACGTGGACACCGGTACCCTCCGTCCAGGGGATCATGTTCGGATCACATTTCGCCGACGCGGTGGCCGGCCTCACATGAGGTACACGAATGTGTTGGCGCAACTGGTGCCTGAGGGCGTGAGGGTATCCGGCGACGCCCTCTCGCAGTGGTACCCAGGCGCGGAGGGCCTCCTGCGTTCCGGTCGACGTCACCAAGGGCAGCAGACCCTGACGTTCCGCCTTGATCGACCAGACAGTCGGAAGGTCGGCGTAGAAAGAATCTACGTCACCCGTTGACAGTACTCATGGAGGCAGGTAGGTTATGAGTCTCTTCCTCCTGCCTCCCCCTGGAATGGTCCGGGGGGCGGCTTTTAATTCAGGAGAACCCAATGACACTAACGATCGAGATAGAGCGTATCCCCGCGGACGATATCGGGCCTGGCGGCTACATCGTGACGGACTCCGGCGGCAAAAAACACTTTGGCCCGACGCTGCCCGTCGCGCTACACAGTCTGGCAGCCTGGTTGCCTGAGGACGCCTTCGAGTCGCCCAAGGAGAAGCTAGAGAAGGCCTATGCGGCGGGCAAGGTGGTCCGCCACGTGCCCTACGGGTATGACTACGTGCACGCCGCGGGGATGGATTTCTCGCGCCTTGGCCAGCCAGGGCCCGCCTTCAACGAACCTGAGAATTGGGAGATAATCGAATGAAACTAACGATTGAGATTGACCAGGTGCGTGAGGCCCTGGACAGCCAGGACACCCACGTCCAGTGGAGAGTGACCGCTCCCGACGGCACAGAATATCTGGACGCATACTTATGCTCGGCCGTCAGCGACATGATTGGCGACCTCCCCATGGACGCCTTCTACTCGCCCCAGGAGAAGCTCCAGCGGGCCTATGCGGCTGGCAAAGTGATGCTCAACCAGCGCTCGCAGTATCACCACGTGCGCGTTGGGGAGCTAGACCTCTACGGCTGGCTCACCGCGCAGCCTGCCTTCGACGAGCCCGAGGAATGGGAGGTAGCTGAATGAGCACCACATCGAAAAGTTTCTGGGAGTCTGTCGACTCGATAGCCGATGAGGCGCGCCACGAGCGCACCCTACGCGGCTTCCGGCACGAACCCTGTGGACACTGCTCGAGCTCGGGCAGAGAGCCGGGTAGTAAATGGGCATACGTGGATGCTGATGGGTATAGATGCGTGGGCTATGCCAACTGCACCGAGTGCAGCGGGAGACGGTATCTCGTTGCCGACGTGACGCCAGAGGAGCAGGACGCCGCCCTTACACTCGAGATTGCCAGGCTGCAGAAAAGGTTGTCTAAATGACGAAAGCTGAACTCAAAGAACGGTTGGACCAGGCGAGGGTAGTCTACGACGACGCCCTCGGTACCGCCGCCGCTGCCCGCGACGCCCTCGGTACCGCCCGCGACGTCGCCGACGACGCCCGTGTCGTTTACTGCGCTGCGCGGGAGGCCTACGAAAGTGCGACTGATGACGACGAAAGCTGAACTCAAAGAACGGTTGGACGCAGCGCGGGCCGATCTAGACGCTGCCTATTGGGTTGCGTGGATAGCTGCCGGCGCTGCCGACGCTGCCGACGCTGCCGACGCCTACGCCGCCGC